CTCATAGAAAATCCTCGCAAGAGGTGGCCTCTCTGCGTATTCGGCAACAAACAGGTTGGATGGGTGCTCAATATTGAATTTGTTGAATAGGTGACAGGCTCCCTTGGAGCCCCTACCATCCATCGTATTGTCAATATCGTAGGAGTCAACCCCCCCACAACCTATAAGCTCATTCCCTGGATACCACTTCCCGTTCCTCGTTACCTTGTTGTTTCTCAGATGAGTTGGAGGTAGCCAAGAAACCCTCCACTTTCCGCTCTCGCTAGCAGACCAAACCACCTCGCTGTCCTGTAAACCGTCCTTCCATACAAAGTTCCCCCTAATTACAGGCAAAGGGTATAGCTCCCTGTTGTACTGCAGCTGCTCGTAAATCTTACCAATATTAAAGTGTGAGGACTTTGTGGATTCCCTGAATGCCTCGTCGATGGTCCAAGGGAACTGCCTAATAACCTCGTTAAGCTCGTATCCATCCTTGCTAAGAGCCTTTCTTTCGTTTGACAGGTAAACCTTTGAGCCAGTGTTCACGAAGTCCCCGTCCATCGTCCTGATAGCGTGCTTAGGCTTTTCAATAATAGGCTTACCGTATGGGTCAAAGAAGCCTTCTAAGGCCTCGTAGGCTGGGATAAAAATGCGGTATAGCCCAGACCTCGTCCTACCGTTTTCATTGCGTTCTAGGGGGTCTGAGTCGTTGTAGAGCTTACGGAAGTTTGCCCCTCCCTTGTCCAACTGGTTAACCGTGCTACCCACCAGAGCCTTACCGACAATCTTCTTACCGACAATCAGACAGGTTCTATGGATTCGCCACACCTCCGTGATGTCCATAGGGTTTTCCCACTTACCCGCTTCATCCAAATACAACAGATGGAGCTTTTCACCGTCGTAGGCGTTTGATGTAGTGTTCTTCCAGTTGATAACCGTGTCCAGAGCCTCTGTTTTACCGATGGTCTTGTTGGTTTTTGTGATTCTTCTAGCAGGTTCTCTAAAGGCTAGTTCCATCCTTGGGTTGGTTGTACCGTCTTGGATAGGTTTAAAGAAAAACGGATAGCCACGATACATTGGGAGTACCTTCTTCATAAAGATGTTTTCCTGAGCATCCTTTCCAGTCTTGGACATAATGCCAAGAACCTTGTTGGAGATGGATGTCCCCTCGTTAACCGTGATTGCTGAGCTTATGTTCGTGTACCCACTACGACGGCATTTAACGTACAGCTGCCCTAAGCATCTAGGGTCTACAAAACAAGCTTTTGCGTGGATAAATAGCTTTCTTTGAAACTCAAGGTATCCCCCATAGCCGATATCCATCTGACTCCATTGTAGGAGCATATAGTGGTCCCCTGTGATGTAGGTGGGCTCCCCGTCGTTGTAGAACCACACCCCGCTTCTGCGCCTTTCAAACTCTTGTTTGATGTAGGGGGAGTATTTGTCCTTGAATTCCTTGGGTTGTTGGTTCCACTCGTCCATCGAGCGAATCTTCTCTAGCTCCCTAGGAACATCTAATCGATTCCATTTCTGGTCTTTTTTCGGAAGATTCCGAAATAGAATCTTACTTTTTTCAATCTGTTTGGGTAGTTGGATAATAAGTTCTGCAATCTCAACGATTTCCCCAGCAGTATCGTCAGGGCAAATGTTGACGACAGGCTCCTTGAAACCTTTGACATTCTTTAATCCAGCCATTACTTAGCGAATTCTTCTGCAAAGCCACTTGAATAGTCGGACTCTTGCTCAATCTCCCCGTCCTCTTTCAGTGAGGATATCATCTCCTCAATCTTCTGCCTTTCTTGCAACAGCTCTCTAGCGTCTGTAACCGTCTGCTTAATCGCAGACAGCTCAGCCTTTCTTGCTGCCCCAACAAGCTCCTGGGGGATAGGCTTACGCACCTCTTCAATAAGATTGGTGATGGCGTGCTCCATCGATGTCAGAAGCTGTTGAGCGGCCTCAATGGTCGAGAACTTAGGCTTTTTCTGCATACAGAATGTCATCAATACGCATCCTGTAAACGGTTTCCCCTTCGAGCTCCATCTCGTAGTCTGCGTTGTTTGCGAAGTAAACCTTGTCCCCTTTCTTGATTCCCTCCCTGTCAAGCTCGTCGGATTCGTACAGAATCGTAGCGATATTCTTCTTGACAGATGGTTGCAACAAGATAATCCCACTATTAGTCTTCTCCCCTTCCTCCTTCTCAATCCCTACAAACACCCAATCCGAGAAGAGCCTAAGCTGACCGTTTCTCTTGTAGGCATAGGCCTGAGTCCCGTGACCCCCTGTCTTGCTGTATCTTACGAGGTACAGGTTCTTGTCTATCTCAGCCCTTGCGTCAAGAACCACGTGGTGGTGGAAATAGAGTATGTCCCCGACACGAACAGGAGTCTCGTGCTTCAATGGTACTCCAACAACCTCTCCGTAGCAGTATCGGTTCTCAAACTCCCTGAATTTGCTTTCAAGATAAAACTCCTTCCCCGCCATCTTAAAGCTGTCTTTGAACTTCTTTGGTAGCTTCACCAAAAAGTCGTGGACAGGGGTTATCTTAGAATTTGCAGTCATATTCAACGATTACAGGCATATTCTTGACGCTTTTCCAGTGCAAAGTACCCTCAGTATTCTCAATGAATATCTCAAAGCGGTCTCCTTCGTCGCTTTCAACGATAGCCACTACTTGGCCTCCACCAGCTGGCATACCGATAAAGTAAGCCATAGCGTCTTTAGGGTTTACACCGATAATAATCTTGCGTATCATATCAATTAAGGTTAATCCAGTCAGAGGCCGTTGTAGAGCCTTTTTCTGGAGGAGTCTTACGCATAATGCGTTCCTTTCTCTCTCTAGCCATCTCACTTGAGTGTGCGTAGTACACATTGTCTAGAATCTCTTCTAGCTCGTCTTCATCCGTTACATTTGTAGCGTAGAATACGTCAATCTTAGCCTCTTCTTCCTCGATAGGGTTGATAAGCTTTTCAATCTCGTCTTGCTCTTCGTCTTCAAATTCAATGTCTTTGACACCTATTGCGTTTACGTAGAACGAGCCTGGACCAGCCCCGTACTTGATTAGGAGGGCTTGGATTTGGTTGTTGAGGGACTTGAATTCTTTAGAGAACTCTTTTACTTGTTTTCTAGTCATATGAATTAAATTTGCACAAATATACTTCAATAAATGGCTACTCATAAAACACCCAAACCCAAGAAGCAAGGAACCGTACTTGTCGTAAGAGAATTTAGGAAAGAAGACAGGAGCAAGATTGGGAAGAACTACCTCAAATACCACAAAATGGCCTTCCTTGACATTATGAGGAACGAAGGCTTAAAGAAGGTTGAGATTGATGTTTTACTGTTTGTATACGACCTTGAGTTCTTCACTGCTAAGTACGCAGCTGCACAGCTTGCCTATGACGGTCACATAAACTTCAAGAAGGATGTCCTTGAGCCTTTAAGGAAGAAGGGGATGATTATCAACTACATCAACAACGGGGATATCAGCAACGAGGATAGGCAAAGATTCAGAATCCCTCAAAGCCAGAAGTTTAGCATACGCTTTGCGATAACGCAAAGAGCTAGGATGATTGTGCAGAGGCTCTACAATAAGCTAGAGGGAAAGATACCTATCTTTCTCAATGACGAGAAATGACTTTGAACGGCATCTCCAAGGATGCCCCCTCGTGGGGTTTGAACTCTCCGTCGTGTTTCATTAAAAAGAAGCGCCCACCCTTGTTCATCCAGTGATAGCCATCTGGGGCCTTCACCATTATCTTACTCGGTTTCTTGCTCGCCTTCATTACGATGGTTTTCCCAATCGATTGCATATTGGGCATCCCATCCGAGGAATGAATGCACTCCTAATGGGGTGGGCCAAACGATGTAAGGCGTGAACGCCGCAGGGGGTGTGTCTTGGAATAGTATGTCGTAGCAGACGAGGCCGTCAATCTCACCAAGCGGCACGGCGTTGTCAAGCGGTTGCAGGGATTGCATCGCTTTGTCTGCGGTGGCTTGGCTTGGGAATGCGTATTTGCGGAAGGTCGGCATGGCTATGTGGTGAGGGCTTGGAGTTGCTCATCCGTGAGCCTTGTGGTGTAGAGGGCGGCGGCACGGATGCGGTCGTTGAGAAATAAATCAAAAAACCCTGACGTTAATCTTGTTCCAAGATGGACTCTATCCATACCTGACGGC